ATTTTATTCAACAACAAAAGAACTTAGTGAAGCCGAGTACCAAAGGTTTGTAAATTATGTACAAGATAATTATGAGGATTGGTACGCATACAAAATCTGTTATGAAGTTTCTGAAACTAATAACAAGTACTTCGTGACATTGTATGGTAATGAGATTGTCACATTCAGTGACATTTTTGATTGACATGGTAGCCCTCAAAACAAAACCTTCCAACCATGTCAGTCTGTCTTGCAAAAGACAAGTGGCTAGGTAAAGCCTAGATTAAATTCGGGGTACTAGCCACTATAATTTAAAGAGGTAATATGAAAAAACAAAATAAACCAAAACATACAAAACCTTTTGAATGGGAAAAAGGTTCTTATAAAGCAGGAGAAATATTAAACAATGAATGGGTTTACTATGACTACTATGGAGAGAATGATGACCCGAACAAAAATAGATTTGAAGATAACGAAGAAAAGTTTTCTTGGAAAATGACAGAAGATAAATTAAATTATTATCAAAGTCTTATTTATTTTCCAAAACATATATCAATTATTGATAATAAAACAAGTAGAACAGATACAGAATTAAAAAGATATGTCTGTAATGTAATCTTAAAAGAAGAGAATGCTGACACCAGAGAAAGAAACAATAAAAAAGCAAGAGAAAAAAGACAAAAGATAAAAGAAAAAAGACTTGCAATTTAAATCTACTTGTGGTATAATGTGCAAAGTAATTAAAACAATTTATATATAGGAGTAAAATATGTATGAGTATGTAGAAGGCGAGGCGATGTATCCACACATCACTACACCTAACACGAGGTTTCAACCTCATAAGTATGTCATCACAGTTTTGACTGATGATGGTACTGCTTCTGAATTAGAAGCAAAAGGCATCTCTCAAGTTAGAGATAGAAGTGGGCAACCTAAGTTTGAGAAACCTGCTTTCTCTTTCAGTAGGAAAGTAGAAGTTGCAGGTCGTATCAACGAAGCACCAAAGTTAATTGATAATGACGGCAACCCTATAGATGTTGCACTTGGTAATGGCTCTAAGGTTAAGGTAAAAATCAAACCTTATACTAATGACTATGGAACTTTTGCTGAATTAATTGCAGTTAAAGTTGTAGAGTTAGTAGAGTATGCTGAACAATCTTCAGACAATGAGGAGTTCTAGTATGGTTATTACTATTAAAAAAGATAATGGAGAAACCATTTATAATGTTAATGAGATATCTAATGAAGCCAAACAAAGTGAAGCTAAAATTATTATCTCAAAAGTTGGTACTCTAGAAACTTTAATAGAAGCAATTAACTTTGCAAGTGCTACACACAGAGCTAATCTTGAAAAGATTTTAGAAAGTTCTGAAGAAGCAGTTGTAGTTAAATCTGCAGAAGAAGATGTATCTGAAACAAAAGTTATTGAAGAAGATACTAAAGATAAATAATAATTAGTGAGGGCTAATATGACAAGCACTTGGAATAAGGTGCACCAACCGTGTCCTATCTGTAATAGTAGTGATGCAGTTGGTGTTAATGAAGATGGTTCGGCTAAATGTTTTAGTTGTGATACCTTCATGCCTAATTATAAAGATGCATGTGAAGGAAAAAATATGGAAGTTAAAAAAGATAATGCGTTTAAACAACCTGACGATGTATCGTTGGGTTCTTTCTCTGCTTTGACAGATAGAAAAATATCTCAAAACACTGCTCAAAAGTATGGAGTTAAAGTTGTCCATGATTTACAGGGTAAAGTTATAAAACATTTATACCCTTATTATAATGGACATGAACATGCTTCTACTAAAGAAAGAAATGTTTTGAATAAACAGTTTTTCTGGCAAGGCTCTTTAGAAGAGACCGGTCTATTTGGACAACAACTATTTAAGAGTGGTAAATACATAACACTTACCGAAGGCGAGTGTGATGCTATGGCTACTTATGAATTGTTAGGTAGTAAGTGGGCAGTTGTTTCTATTAAACGAGGTGCTGCCGGAGCAGTTAAAGATGTTAAGGAAAGCTTAGAATTTTTAGAGTCATTTGATAATGTTATCATAGCATTCGATAATGACAAAGCAGGTAAAGAAGCTTCTAGAAAAGTTGCTAGACTGTTTAAACCTAGTAAAGCAAAGATACTTTCTCTGCCTAACGGGTACAAAGACCCTAATGATATGCTCCGTAATAACAAACATAAAGAGTTTGTTGAGTCATGGTGGTCTGCTAAAACCTATACGCCCTCTGGTGTGATGAATGTTTCGGAACAACGAGACAAGTACCATGCTAGAGAAAAGAAAAACAGTGTGCCGTTTCCGTGGCAAGGACTAAACGATAAGTTGTATGGATTGCGACAAGGAGAGTTAGTCACACTGACTGGTGGAACAGGTTTAGGTAAATCATCTGTGACTAGAGAGCTAGAACACTGGCTTATTAAAAGCACTAAAGATAATGTTGGTGTGATAGCTCTTGAGGAGGATTGGCGTAGAACCATTGATGGTATTATATCTATCGAAGCTAACGCTAGACTTTACATAGACCAAGAAAGAGAGAAGTTTACAACCGAACAACTTGATAATTTCTTCGATGTTTTATATGACGGAGATAATAAAAATAGAGTTTGGGTTCACGCCCATTTCGGTACGAATGATATTGATGAGATATTTTCTAAACTAAGGTTTATGATTATCGGTTGTGAATGTAAGTGGGTCGTTGTCGACCATTTACACATGCTAGTATCTGCAGTATCAGAAGGTGATGAACGCAGAGCTATTGATAATATAATGACCAGACTAAGAAGTATTGTTGAAGAAACTGGTGCAGGTATAATATTGGTATCTCACTTACGAAGAGTCGATGGTAATAAAGGACATGAGAATGGTATTGAAGTTAACCTATCTCACTTGAGAGGTTCACAAAGTATTGCACAATTATCTGATTGTGTTATTGCTTTGGAAAGAAACCAACAGTCTGATGATGGAGACGAGTCTCGTACTACTAAAGTTCGTGTACTTAAATCTAGATATACAGGAGATGTAGGTATGGCTACACACTTACTATACGATTCTAACAGTGGTAGACTTTCAGAAATTGACATGTCTGACATTGAGATAAACGAAGACGAACACGGATTTTAATTATGGAATTAGTATTTGACATTGAGACAGACGATTTAAAAGCCACTAAGGTTTGGTGTATTGTTGCTCAAGATGTAGCTACTAATGAAATATTTAAGTACCCTCCTTCTAAATTAGACGAAGGAGTAAAACTTTTACAGTCTGCTGATACATTGATAGGTCATAACATTATAGGTTTTGATATACCTATGATTCAAAAATTTTTTGATGTTGATTTAAGTAAAGATAAAAAGATACTTGATACTTTAGTTCTTTCTAGATTATTTAATCCTACTCGTGAAGGTGGTCATAGCCTTGAGAAGTGGGGATACAAGTTAGGATTTAAAAAGATTGAGTTTGAAGATTATTTAAATTATTCAGGAGAAATGTTAAACTATTGTGTTCGTGATGTGCAACTTAATACTTTAGTATATAAAGAATTAAAAAGAGAATCAAAAGGTTTTTCTAAAGATTCTGTAGCTATTGAACATGCCATTGCTGAAGTAATAAAGAAACAAGAACTTGATGGATTTAAATTTAATTCTAAATCTGCAGAGTTATTGTTAGCAGAGCTTCGTGAAAAAATGCAGTCCATTGAAGATGAGGTGCATGAAACATTTCAACCTCGTTGGGTTGATGATAAACTTGTCACACCTTTTATTAAGAAAGACGGTAATCTTTCTAAGAGAGGATTAACTGATGACGAATATCAAAAGTGTTTAAACACTTCCAACTATAAACCTTTTATGAGACAAACTTTACAAGAGTTTAATCTAGGTAGTCGTAAACAGATTGGCGAATATCTTACTGACTTTGGTTGGAAGCCTGATAGATTTACACCTACGGGTCAACCTATAGTTGATGAGAAAACTTTATCAGAGATAACTCATATACACGAAGCAAACTTAATTGCTAAGTTTCTTTTGATACAGAAACGCATAGCACAAATTGAATCGTGGCTTGAAGCTGTTCAAGAAGATGGTAGAGTACATGGATTTGTAATACCTAACGGTGCTATTACTGGTCGTATGACACATAGGAATCCGAACATGGCACAAGTTCCTAGTATTAATAGTGAGTATGGTAGTGACTGCCGTGCTTGTTGGACAGTTGAAGAAGGCTATAAGCTAGTTGGTGTCGATGCTAGTGGATTAGAAATTAGAATGTTGGCACATTATATGGATGATAAGGAGTTTATAAATGAAATCATTAACGGAGATATACACACCTCTAATCAAAAATCTGCAGGACTTAAATCAAGAAATCAGGCAAAGACATTCATCTATGCACTTATGTACGGAGCAGGAGATGAAAAACTTGGAAAAGTGGTTGGAGGAAATTCAGAAGATGGTCGGAGAGCTAGACAATATTTCTTCGATAGTAAACCTACATTTAAATCTCTTGGCGACAGGGTTAAAAGAGCAGCAGTTAAGAAGTACCTCAAGGGTTTAGATGGTAGAAAATTATATATAAGAAACAATCATGCTGCACTTAATACCTTATTGCAAGGAGCAGGTGCTATCATTATGAAGAAAGCACTATCTTTATTAGATAGTAAATTAAAATTAAATGCTATTGACTATAAGTTCGTTGCGAATATACATGACGAATGGCAAGTTGAAGTGAGGGAATCTCAGGCAGAGTTTGTAGGACTTCGTGCAGTCGAAGCTATAATAGAAGCAGGAGAATATTTTAACCTTCGTTGTCCTTTAGATGGCGAATACAAAATAGGAGACAACTGGAGTGAAACACATTAATATAAAACCAAAAAACAGAGACATCAGAGCAGATGGAAAAATGTATGATGGAACTACTTGGAGAAAGAGAGGTATTAACCATCATCTTAATGAAGAAGGTTTAGTATTTTATAAAAGAAAGTTTAGAACTATCGAAGGATACTTACAGCAAGGAGGCAACTTAACTAAATTAGTTTTTGGTAAGATAAAAAAACCACAAGCTATTAGTAAAATTGCTAAGATGTTATACAACAAAGAAGAAAGTGGAGATATATATATTATAAGTAATCCATCTTGGAAAGGTTGGATAAAGGTTGGTATGGCTATTGATGCTAAAGATAGATGCAAACAATATCAAACCTCTAGTCCTTTCAGAGATTATAAATTACATTACAGTAGATTTTTTAGCGATAGAAAAGTTGCTGAACAAAAAGCACATAAACTTTTAAAGAAAAATTCCGAACAGAAAAAAGGAGAATGGTTTAAGATTAGCAAACAAGATGCTAAAAATATAATAGAAACAATATGAAAAAATTAGATACATTAGTAGAGGATATTTATTCTAAACTTTCTGTTTTAGGAGAAGGTAAACCATTAGATGTTAGTCCTGAAGACATAGATGCTTTAGGAGAAAGTATTAAAGAAGTACTACACCACTGGGCTAACCCGTCACCAAGAAGTTCTGACATGTTAAGAATGTCTAACATCGGTAAACCTACTAGACAGTTATGGTATGATTTAAAATCAGAGAATGAATCTACTGAGTCTTTACCACCTCCAGTATTTATTAAGTTTTTATATGGACACTTATTAGAAGAAGTTTTATTATTTTTAGTAAAACTTTCTGGGCACAAGGTAGGTAATGAACAGAAAGAAGTATCTGTGTCTGGTATTAAAGGACACATGGACTGTACTATAGACGGAGAAGTAGTAGATATTAAGACTGCTTCAGGCTTTGCTTTCAAGAAATTTAAAGATGGTACGTTAGCAGAGCAAGATACCTTTGGCTATCTTCCACAACTTGCAGGTTATGAAGAAGCTGAAGGTACAAGGAAAGGAGGCTTCTTAGCTATGAATAAAGAAACAGGAGAGTTAGCTTTATTCAGACCTTCTGAATTTGATAAACCTAATATCAAAAAGAAAATATCTGATATTAAGAAAGCTGTTAAAAAAGAAACACCACCAGACAAATGTTATAATGTAGAACCAGAAGGCAGCTCTGGGAACATGAAGCTTCCAAAAGAATGCGTATACTGTCGACATAAGTTTGAGTGTTATTCAGATGCTAACGATGGTTTAGGTTTGAGAGTTTTTAAATACGCAAGAGGATATACTTACTTAACACAAACACCTAAACCACCTAAAGTTGTGGAGGTCACACATGAATGGCAAAAAAGCAAAAAGACTTCGTAAACATTCTAAACAGTTATTGATAAGATGGATTAGGTCTATGACTCCTGATGGAGAAGATGCTGATAAAATTACATTAAAAAATTTACATGAGTTTTTACCGGAAGATACACATATCTTTGCTAATAATAAATTTATGGTCAGTGCTTATTCTCTTAGATGGTTTTATAAAAAGGTAAAAGAAAATCCTAATGCTACATTAGAGGAGATATTAAATGAGCAAACATAAAACAATTAAAGATATTTTAAATAATGATAAAACATCAATGATGACAAAAGAAGCTAGAGACATGGTTAATAACCCTAAACATTATAACGCAGGAGAGATTGAATGTATAGATGCTATTGACTCTATGTTAACCTCAGAAGAATTTATAGGATACTTACGAGGTAATTCTTTAAAGTATCGTTGGCGATTTAGATATAAAAACGGCACTGAAGATTTAAAGAAAGCAGAATGGTATGAAAAAAAATTATTAGAATTATTAGATAAAATAGAATATTACAGATAAGAATTATGGTAGAAGATAAAGTAGGACAAAAACCTTATTTAGGTATTGAGATAAATTACGATAAAGAAAAAAAACTAGACAAGTTTAGTTTAGATACATTAAGAGATAGATATTTCTGGGAGGAAGAAACACATGCACAAGAAGCTTTTGCAAGGGCTGCAGTATTTGCTGCCACCTTTAAGGGTACTACAGATTACGAGTTGGCTCAAAGACTCTATAACTACAGTTCCGATTGTTGGTTCATGTTTAGCACTCCTATACTTAGCAACGGGGGAACAACTCGTGGCTTACCTATTAGTTGTTTTCTTAATTATGTTCCCGATAGTCGTGATGGCTTATCTTCTCACTATGATGAAAATATTTGGTTGGCTAGTTCGGGAGGTGGAATTGGTGGATATTGGGGAGATATTAGGAGCAATGGTATTTCTACTTCTAGTGGGAGTCGTTCTACTGGAAGTATTCCTTTTATCCATGTAGTAGATTCTCAGATGTTAGCTTTTAATCAAGGAGTCACTAGGCGAGGTAGCTATGCTGCATATATGGATATCTCTCATCCAGAGATTGAAGAGTTTATAAACATGCGAAAAGAATCTGGTGGTGATATAAATAGAAAGTGTTTAAATTTACACAATGGAATTAATATTACTAATGATTTTCTTAAAGCTGTTAGAGATGATGCAGACTGGAGATTGATAGACCCTAAAACAAAAGAGGCAGTTAAAACTATTAATGCTCGTGAATTGTGGTGGCAGTTAATATATGCTAGAGCAGAGACGGGTGAACCATACATGATTAATATAGATAATTGTAATGAAGCTTTACCTAAAGAACAAAAAGATTTAGGACTAGAAGTTAGACAAAGTAATTTATGTTCAGAGATAACTTTACCTACTAACGAAGAACGCACAGCAGTTTGTTGTTTGTCTAGTGTTAATCTTGAACATTATGATGTTTGGTCTAAGGACAAAAATTTTATAAAAGATTTAATAACTATGTTAGATAATGTTCTACAACATTTTATTGAGAACGCTATTGACACAACACAACTTGGAGAATATAATGCCAACTTTAAAAGATTCAAAGGCTATGTCAAAGAAGGAAAAGAAGGATTTACGAAAGCAGCTTACTCTGCCTATAGAGAAAGGTCGTTGGGCTTGGGTGCAATGGGCTTCCATGCGTACTTACAATCACATAACATACCTTTTGAAGGCATACAAGCTACAGGATTTAATTTCCAAGCGTTTAAACACATTAAAAAAGAAGCTAGTAAAGCTAGTCAAGAACTCGCTGATATTCGTGGTGAAGCACCTGATGTATCTGGTTCTGGGATGCGTAATGCTCATCTCCTTGCCGTTGCTCCTAACGCTAGTAGTAGTATTATATGTGCTGGTACGTCTCCCTCAGTAGAACCTTATCGAGCAAATGTCTTTACTCACAAAACTTTATCAGGTAGTTATCAAGTTAAAAATAAATACTTAGAAAAAGTGTTAAGAAGTAAAGGTCTTAAAGGAGAAGAACTAGAAAATACTTGGAAAGATATTGCAGCAAATGAAGGTTCTGTACAACATTTAAAAATTCTAGAAGAACAAGAAAAAGAATTATTTAAAACAGCAAATGAAATAAATCAAATATGGATTATTGAACATGCTTATAAAAGACAAGAGTTTATTTGTCAGAGTCAATCAGTAAATTTATTCTTTATACTTCCTA